TCTACGACGACGCACCAATAACAGGAAACTACTAACATGCCAGCCAAAAAACCCACGATCAAAGACTTACAACGTCAACTGTCAATAGCCAATGATGCGCTCGAAGCATCCCTAGCCGTCAGTCCTGAAATAGACAATACTTTCTTCCCAGCCGGAATGTCGGGAGCGTACACAGACCGAAACGCATGGGATAGAAAAAAAATCTTTTCAGAGTCTTTACGCGCATGGCGCGTCAATCCAATTGCCCGCCGCATTGTCAGACTTATTCGCTCATTTGTTCTAGGCAAGGGACTTACCATCACCAGCGACGATACAGGCACGAACAAATTCTTGCAGGAATGGTTCAATCATCCGCTCAATAAATTCAAGAAGAATGTCAAACGATGGCTTGACGAGAACACACGCACAGGCAATTTATTTTTTTTGTACACCGTGCAAGCCAACGGCATGACCCACATTCGCGCCGTGCCAGCAGAACAGATCGAGGAAATTATCAGCAAGGACAACGACATCGAGCAGGAAACCCGCTACAACAAAGACCAGACAGGCGCAGAGTTCTATGAGGCTTATGATCCAATGGCGGAACAGGATAGTTTTATGCTTCATTTTGCCAGTAACCAACCCGTAGGGAGCGCGTGGGGCGAAGGTGACTTGCCGCCCGTCCTTGTTTGGGTCGGTCGTTTCAGCACATGGCTTGAAGATCGAGTCAGACTCAATCACTTTAGAGCTGTATTTATGTACATCGTGATGGGTAATTACAAAAACGAGGAAGAAAAAGAAAATCGGCGAAGAGCGATCAATGCCAACCCGCCGAAATCAGGAAGCGTACTTGTAACAGACGCATCTGAACAATGGGGCATAATATCTGCAAAACTTGACTCTTTCGATGCGTCAGTTGATGGAATGGCAATCAAAAAAATGGTAGCAGCAGGCGTAGGACTTCCGCTACATTATTTTGCCGAACCAGAGGGTAGCACGCAGACCACCGCCGAAGCCGCAGGCACACCCACATTCCGCACATTGGAAGAAACGCAGGATGAGCTATACGACATGCTGAAAGAAATGGCGGAAGTCGCAGTTCAGGTCAGGTCACGAATAGATAAGTCCGTAAAAGTTGGCTCAGTAATCTCAATTCACGGACCCGACATCACGGAGCGCGATAATGCTACGCTTGCGCTTGCGCTTGGGCGTTCCTATCCACACCTGGCAGATTTATTTGACCGTGACGGCATAGACTCCGCCGAGTTCATGCGTCTGGTCTACAAGCAATTCGCCGAAGTTTGGAAAGATCCAACGCCGAACATAAAGAAAAAGCCGTTGGTAAAAACCAGTGACGGAATCCCTGCCATACCCACAGACCCGCAGACTGATCCAACCGATACACCCGCAGAGGAGAGTAACCCATGAAGAAGCAAGAATCGATCATCTTTTACAGCCTTGCGGAAATCCACGAAATAACGCAATCGGCAGACCGTGAGCAGACTCTCGCAGACATCGCCAGCGGTAAGACGGAGTTTATTGAGTTCAATGCCCGCGTATTCAAGGATGGACAAAACAAAAACTTTGTCCGCTTCCGAGAGAATGACATGCTTGCATTCACGCATTCGTTCAAGAACGCGCCATTCCTGCGCAATCACGATACCTACAACATCGAAAGCAGGGACGGCACGATCAAAGCATCCGAGTTCGAGAACGGCGCAATGATGCAGACTATTCACCTTACAACCCGCAAGGGAATGACCGCCTATGTCGAGGGACAGATTGACCGCTTTTCAATCGGATGGAGAGCAGAAAAGACTCTCTGCTCAATCTGCGGCAACGACTACGGAGATTACAGCAAATGCCAGCACATCCGAGGTCGGCAGTATGAAAACAAATACTGCGAGTTGATTATGGTCAATCCAAAAGCAATTGAAACATCCGCTGTCAACGATCCTGCCGTAGACGGCACAGGTATTCTACAAAGCATGGACAGCCATAAACTTGAAGTAATCGGCGATTCTGAGCGACAGTCGAAGAACGCCGTTACCCGTAAACCCTTGACCAAAGGAGGTCAAATCATGCCCAAGAAAGTGAAAGTAAAAGTGACAAATCCTGAAACGCTCGAAGTATCCGAGGTCGAGGGAGAAGCCGTAGACCAGTCCCCGCTGGAAGTGCAGCTGGAAGCGCAGCTTGACGCGAACCGTCTAGCCGCCGCCGAATTGCTGGGCGAGACTCAACGACAGCAGGCAATGGACGCACAACTTCAAGCCAGCAATGAAGTGCTAATTGCCACTTGCGAACACCTACTTGCCACAGGACTCGCATCTTCCAAATTGCCACTGATTGTACAGACCCGCATTCGTAAGCAGTTTGAAGGCAAGGCGTTCAAAGCCGTTGAATTGCAGTCAGCGATCAGCGAAGCCAGGGACGAAGTGACCGCCCTCACCAGCGCGGAGAATATCTCAGGTCCCGCGCGAATCGGTTCTCTCTACAACGTGGCTGATGACTTCGCTCTGGCAGTCGCAGATATGTTCGGCTTGCCCCGCGAAGCAGGCAAGGAAAACCGCAAGGTATTCCCACTTCAAGGAATGCGCGACGCCTACCTCAAAGCGACAGGCGATCAGTACTTCACAGGCGGATATTTCCCCGAATTTTCGCTTGTGAGCGCAAACTTCCCCAGCATCGTGGCGAACGTTCAAAACAAAATGCTGACCGATGCCTGGAAAGACTTCGAGGAGTCCTATGGTTGGTGGCAGACCATTGTTACCATCGAACATTTCACCAACCTGAAAACAGCAACCTGGGTACGCACAGGCACAATCGCCAGCCTGCCGTCAGTTGCCGAGCGCGGCGAGTACAACGAATTGCCAATCGGTGACGCGAAAGAAACTTCAGAATGGGGTAAGTACGGCGGATATGTGCCGTTGACCATTGAGTCAGTGATCAATGACGATCTCCGCGCATTCAGGCGGATGCCGTCAGAAGTTGCGCTTGCGGGAATGCGAAATATCTCCGAGCAAGTCGCTGCCATCTTCACCATGAACAGCGGCGCGGGTCCAACCATGTCAGACGGCGGAGCGTTATTCAACGCCACAGCGCAGACTACCGCAGGCGGACATGTCAACCTGCTTACCACCGCGCTTGGCACAGACTACACCGCCTGGAAAGCAGTTGCCCTGGCTATGTACAAAAAGAAACTCATGGTCAAGAACGCGGCAGGTTATTACGGACTTGGAAAGCCGCAAGCCTTGAAACCGTCCATTGTTCTTGTGCCTGCGGATCTGATTGATCAGGCTGAGGCGTTGTTCATCCCGCGCTGGGAAGCCAATGCACAGAACGTGCCTGCTACGCAGTCAGTTCGTTGGGGCGGACGTGTGCGCCCAATTGCAGTCCCCGAATGGACAGACGCAACCGATTGGGCGGCTCTGGTTGATCCCAAGCTGCGCCCTGGCATTATGTTGGGCGAAATCTTTGGCGTGAAGCCGCAGATTTTCAGCGCTTCGTCCGAGATAGACCCCGCCATGTTCGCCAATGACGAAAGCCGTTTGAAGGTACGCCAGTTCGTGACAGTCGGTGTCGCTGACGACTTGCCACTCCATAAGTCCAACGTGGCGTAAGAAGAATTGACTCCGCGCTGAAAGTTCAGCGCGGAGAATTACAAATCAAAAAAAGGAGAAATACAATGCCTATCCATAACACCCATGCCGCACAATACATTCCACCCACCATGATGATGCCCATCACTGGCACATGGACGGAAATCGCGGGACAGGTCGCAGGCACAATCGTAAAGCACAAAGGCGCGGGCGCAGAAACTTCTGTCGTCCATATTCCGCTTGATGTCCAAAGTGACAGCGGAATCGACGGCGCAGGACTTCCATCAAAAGGCAGTCTGCTTAAATCCGTTGAAATCGACTACGAAGTATTGGTCGCGGCTTGTACTTCGGTCACAGCCGCAGTAAACAAGATCAAGCGCGGCGCGGATGGAGCGGTCGCAGTTGTTACCGCGCAAACAGTAACGCAAGACTTGACAGCCGCCACAGACGCGGCAAATGTTGACCAGCACAAGTTGACTGTCACCCTCGCCACCCCGGCTTATATCGAGAATGACGAATATTACATCTGCGCCGTAACATTCGTTGCAGCCGCCACAACTCAGATTGATGTTTTAGCCGCAGTTGCCAACATCACTCACAGAGAGTAAAGATGATCAAACTTGCCGAGAAGTACGCAGGACTTCTCAAAACCGAGATCATCAAAGGCGCGTTCAAGGAAAACAAGGACGGCTCGCTTACTTTCGTCCTCGTTTCAGGTCCTAAACTCAGCATGACAGAACAACAATTACGGGGCGAAATCGCCAGACTCGAAAAGAAAGCCAATTTGCCGGCGCAAGTTGAAGAGCAGGAAGTTGCGAAAACGCCTGCCAAAAAGAAAGGAGCATAGCAATGCCCATTCATAAAAGCCTGATCTTCTGGACGCTCATAGCGGGCGTTATCGCATTCGTAGTGAAATACTTCTACGCCGACTTCCCATTCTCGGAAGTCGAAATTCTGGCTCTGATCCTATTCATCCTCAATCTGTTCCAGATCAAGCCTGAATTGCAGGCGCGTGGACTCATGGCGAAAGGTTAACAACATGGTGGACGGCTTCCACCGTCCACCATGAAATACAAAAGGTATTTAAATGACCAAAACCCTGACGCAAATTATTGCCAACGTTCAAGCCCTGCTGCTCGATGATGGTACGCGCTTTTCGACAGCCACCGTCACCGCCGCCGTTCGTTCCGCATTGAAAGAAATCAATCAGCGTAGCCCTGTCAATCAATCCACTTTGATTGATGCAATTACAAATCAAAAGGACTACGAACTTACAGACAGCACGGATGCGGTCGTTGCAATCTCAATCACTGACATCCTTCTCTGGGATACAGACGGCGACGACCACAAGTCTCTTATTTACGATCCATACAGCGAGGACGAACGTTTGTTCTTTCGCTTGCGCTACGCGCAAAACACAGGCGACCTTCTTCTTGCGCGTTTCACCATCCCGTACACCGTCAGCGAATTAGACTCTCAGGTAGAAAGCACAATTCCCGCCTACTACGAGGATATTATTATTGACGGAGCATGTTTCTATTCATCCCAAATACGCAGTATCGGACGGGTGGAAACAATCAACCTCAACAAGGGCGTGAGTGAAAATATGCGCGATGTCAGGATT